TCACCATAGCGAATAAAGCATCGAACCCAATAGGGTTGAAGAACATCGCTATCATCAGACACACATGCGATATTATCTCTAAATCTATTTTTTTGTCCTTTACTGTCACTTTCCATATTATTTAATTTGATTAATAATATATAACTTATTTAGTTTTAGACTTCTTAATTTCTTCAGGTTTAACTTCTTCTTCAGGTTTAACTTCTTCTTCTTTATTATCAGTTGAAGTAATAGTAATTTGATTTACTGGGGAATCTCTCATAATTGTAGAGTTACCTGTAAAAGAATAAGTAGTACGAGATTGTTCCCAAGGTTTTAATGTAGTCATTTTTTAGTAGTTTTTAAATATTCAGTTAATAATGTACCTATAGTTCCTACTTTTTGACGTATAAATATCCATTCTTCTTTAGTTAATTTATGCTCATTGTTAGTGAATGATATACCCATCACACCTATTAGATGATTATCTAAATTATATAATCCAAGAGCATAAAATGATTTAGTATTATATTCTGTAGCAAAAATATTTAAGTCATATGTTTCATAATCACCATTATATGAAGGTATAGCTACTTCGCCGTCTTTATATATTTTTCCTAAAGATTTAGGAAATAATGACACAGGTATATTTTGGAAAGTGTATTGGATTGAGGCTGCATTAAGATTTACTTTTTCATAAAAAAAAGAGAATTTTTGGATGGATTTTCCGGTAGGGTAGAAATGTCCTCCGTTATGGAATTGAGCAACCCATACACGATCACATTGAACTTCTTCCATTATTGTGTCTAATTGCTCATCTACTAATTCATTTAATTCAACAGCTTCTTGAATTGGAGATTTATTAGGTTTATTAAAAAATTTAATTTTAGTCCATTCTATTGCTAATGGTCCAAATACAGCTGTGATAAGGGCTACAGATATAGTTAATAGAGTTTCTGTCATCTTTTTAAACTTTGTAAATACTTAATGGTTTCTTCTTTATTTTGTAATAATATTTGTTTACCACTACCTACCCACGTTTCAATATCTCCATCTTCAGTGATAAATGAATCATTTGAATTTATAATTTCATCACTCCATATAGCGAAATCATTTATCATGAAATCTATATCAGAATTAATAATAACACGTTCATATTCTTCCCATAATCCTTGCTTTCTAATTTCAGCTTCAAAATCTACTTGACAATCAAAGCATCTTTTATACATTATCCAGAAACGTTTATCCAGATGTGGCTTCATCATTTTACTACACTCAGGACAAAATAAAGGCAGATGTAATTCTTTTTTGGCTTTATCAAGTTTAGTAACATTTTGTTTTATGCCATTCTTGATAGTCCATTTACGCCCATCCTCTTCCCAAATATCTCCTTCATCATGGAATTCTTGTTGTTTAGTGTAACCTATTCCAGTAATGGTTTTATCTCCGTATTTACCTTGCATTAGGTTACGGAGACGCTGCACATCACGTTGTTGGAATTCTTTTTTTAAAACGTTATCTGACATAGACTTTATTAATGGTGAGTTATAATATATAGTGAACTTATTACGAATACGCCTATACCTGAGTATAGGAATGTTTTACTTTTTATTTTTTCTATTTTTAAAGATTTTTGTAATTTTGTTATTAGTTTCTTATATTCTTCACTTTCTTGATTAAGAATTTTAATTTCATTTTTGTAAATACCAATTTTGTCAAGTTGGATTTGAATGATTGTATCTTGTATTCTAGACTTTTCTTCAGTCATTTTTAAGATACTTTGAGTTGTGCTATCTTGTTTTTTTAGACTATCATATGATATTAAGTCACAAGCTACTAATTTACCTACCCTGTGTGATAAATGTAAACTAGTGTCCGTAACGTGCTGAGAAAAAGCTGTCAAGTTGAGTAGGAGTGTAACGAATAATACGGTTATGAATTTCATTGTATTTGTTTTTAATGTAAATATATTTTGTTTTTTCTGTTTTAATTGCGCTATCAACATATACTACACTATCTTTGTATATTATGATAACACTATCTTTTTTTACTTGTTGTGAGTCAAGTTTTACTATTTCTTTTATAAGACTATCTACTTTATGTTGTTCATTTGTATATTTAATAGAATTATCTTGAATTACTAAATATCCTATATATAATAAACTTAAAAGTAGAATAGTTATTATTATTTTTGCTTTCATATTAGTTTTTTTATTTCTTCTTTTATTATTTTTTTAAGTTCAGATTTTTTTACAATATGTTCCTTTATAGGAACTTTAGTATCTTTAGTGTAATTTTTTAAAGCACCCCGACCTTTAATTTGATTTGTTAATTTATTAGATAATCCACTTTCATTACTTCCTATAATTTCAAGTTTCATTTCTCCTTTTTCAAGAAGAGGAATAAATTTAATTGTTGTTTTACCTTTAGGTTCAGTAACATTTATAACATCAACTTCTTTTTCAACTATTTGTTTAGTTTCAGGATCTAGAAATTTACGTTTTTCTGTAGTAAAACCAGATGTGAAGTCTTTTGTAGTTTTAAACCAAGTTTTAATATCATCAACGATATTTTCTAAATCTGTTTCAGAATTAGCTACAATTCTTTTAAATGCCATATTGTATTTATTTAGTTTTTTCTTTTAATTGATCTTCCCAATGCCTAAAAATACGATTTCCTTTTAAATAAGCCTCATCTTCTATTATAGATAATTTAGAATCTGCGTTAGTATCAGTAGTAGAGATAGGGTGTAATCTATTTTCTAAATTTTGCTCATGATGAATTAATTCATGAGCTAAAGTACGTAATATGTCTTTAGGATGACGACCCGCTGTGAATATTGTTATTTCTTTACTAGCTGGGTTGTAGTATCCTGTTGTCCCTAGTATTTTAGAAGCGTTTTTTAAATCATCATCAATCATATTTAGACTAGGCATAGGTAAAATATTCATACCTTGTTCTACGCAATATATTGCTAATGATTTTAAGTAGTCTTCAAAATCCCAATTTTCTATATTATTATTTATATTTGAATTAGGATCAGATTCATCTTTATTTTCTTCACAGATATGGTTATTATTATCGCCTTCATATCCACATTTTTCACATATAGATTTAGGTGAATTATCAACTTCAAGAATATGTTTTACTAATTCTTTAGTAAGTTGATCCATACTATCTAGCTTTTTGAATTAAATCTTTAACTTTATTTTTTTTATCGTCTATGTCTTTTTTAGTTTTTCTAAATTCATCCATATGAGATCTGATTTCTTTAAGACGATCTTCGTATTCTTTTAATTTTGTAGTAGCTATTCTATTAGCTTCAGATTTATTTTTATACACACCTACAGTTTCTGCTTCTTCTATAGGGTGAAAAACAGTAGCTTCATATACCATTTCATCTTTAGCCATGCCTGATTTTGGTTTTTTAACAACAAAAAACTTACCAATTTCATCAATAGTTTTTTCGTTAGTATCTTCTGCTTTACCTTCTGTTATTACGTTTTGGATTTCTTCTTTAATTAGTTTTTTTAAATCTAATGTTTTCATATATATGTTTTAAATGTTGCATATAAATATTAAAAAAATAAGTAAATTAATGCTCTATTTTGATAGAGACTGGTAATAATTCAGTATGAGGTTTAGCGTCTGGGTTTTCTAGTTTGTATATGTCTTGTATTTTAGTGAACATAGTAAAATTATTTTCTATATTTCCTATAACTTTTAATTGCCATCCGCTGCCTTGTATTTTGTCTTTAGCTGCTCCTCTTGTAGCCGCTTTAAGCCATATTATGCCTGTTTCTTCAATTTGTTCATTGTGAGTTTCATTCCATGCTTTAGCATACGCAGCTAATTGTAAATCATAAGAAGTATGTAAAGTATTTGATGTTTTAATATCCATTAACCATAACTTATTATTAAATCTTACAATTAAATCCGCTGTACCCGCGTATTCATATTGGTCTGAGAATAAATGGTATTCAGTAGTTACTAATTCAGGTTTGTATTTATTCCAAAAATCAGCAAATTTTAATATCATTTTCCATACATCTAGGTTATATAATACTGTTCCTTTTTCATCTAACCAGTTTATTTCTTCACCATTTATAAATTTCTCAGCTGCATTATGAACTTGGGTACCTTCATAAGCGGCTTTTTGAGCTATTATATCACTATTATATCCTACATCTTTTAACCAACTGTGAAAAAATTGATTCTTGGGGAAATAATTTAAAATACTAGATACTGATGGGTAGTATTTATCATTACGTTTATAAAAACGTTGATCTAATATATTTATTTGTTTATTATCAGCACTATATTCTACTATTCGTTTAATTTTAGGGTCTTGGATAATATTACTGTTTTTTTCTATCATAATGTAAATTTTTTACTTAATAAGTTGGAGAATGTTAGTGGGTTTGTGTTTTGGATAAGGTTAGTGAAGTTTTTAAATCCCATTTCAGATGGGTCTTTATCCTCCATATCAATTAAATATACTTCTTTACCTTCATTCATTAATTTTTCACAAAAATCTAACGCTTGTTTTTGCGCATCTTTATCTAAAGCTATATATATTTTAGATACAGACGACATTACTATTTTTTTCATTAAATTAGGTTGTATTTGTTTACCTAATAATGGTATGGCATTACGTTTTATTGATATAGCATCGAATGGTCCTTCACATAATATTAAAGGTAAGTCCCAATTTATAAAAAATCCAAAAGGAATAATATCACGAGATACAGTTGGATTCTTTTTTGATTTACTATCTTTTTCAAAACTACGAGCTGTAAAGTAATTTAAAGTACCGTTTTCGTCATATGAAGGGATAATAATATGGTTCATATATTTTCCTTCTTCACAATACCCTAAATTATATTTTATAACATCTTCTAGAGTAACACCTCGTTTTTTGATATAAACTAAAGCGTGTTTAGACATTATAGTTGAGGGGGGATTTATAAGAGATATAAATTCTTTAGGTAAACTTACTTTTTCATTCTGGATAATGTTTGGGTTAATGGTTACATCAGTTTTTAGATATGGTTTAAGTTCAAGTATTTTATCATGAGGAGCATTTGCAGCTTTAAAAAGTTGGGTTAATTTTTTACCACGAGCATTACAAGTCCAACAATGCCAAGGGTTTTCACCCTTAGTATTTTCAGTAAAATTAATTTCTAATTTAAGTTTAGAATGTTTACAGAAAGGACAATGATAAGCATAATTGCCCTTAGATGTGGGTTTACCTGTACCTAAAACCGAATTTACTATGGTTACTAAAATTTGATTTACCATAGTTTAAATATAAGAAAAACATTTTAAAGAGCCAAGTCTTTAGGAAAGAATTTTCCTAGAATATTACTATTAACCCAGCGTTTGTCATCTGCTAATACATCATATTGAAATAGATATTTAGTCTCATAATAAGTCAATTCTTTCGATGACTTACATAAGCATATAACAGTACGCACTAATTTATCTTTAGGCGTTGTTTTAGCCCATTGTTTTGTTTCATCTGCTGAACCATAATATGTTTTCCAGTCAGATTCTTTTATTATTTTTTTCTTAGAAGGGACACGACCTCGCTGTGTAGGTAGAGCTGCTATTTCTTTTTTGCTTAGTTTTTTATTCTGGGTATGATGGAATGCTTTTTTGCCTATATATCGGCGACCTTTTTCTAAATTGGTTGTCATATAAACATAACCATAATAATCATCTATGTTGAAATTTGGATCGTTAATTAGATCTTCAACATATGTTACATTCATAATTTGAAACATAATATTAATTTTTAAAAGTAATATATTATTTTAGATAATTTAATTATATTACATGTCTATATTTATTAAAATTGTTGTATCAGTAGTTGGTGATGTAGGTAGGGGCTGGGCTAATTTACCTATTGCAAGTAAATTTTGATTTTCGTCGTATAGTCCAACAGTAGTGACATATGGACTAAAATATGATGATGTAGAAAATGCTTGTACTGAGCCGCTAGTGTCTATTAATATACTTGGATTTAAACTGTAATTGTATTCGTTTTCCCTTATTGTACATTTGTATTGCGTTTCGTAAACAGTAAGTGAAGATGAGAATGAACATGTTATGGGATAATTAACAAAAGAATCTATTAAAGCATAATTGTTAAAAGACATAAATCCATAAGAACCAACTCCATATGAAACTCCTCCATAACCTAAAGTATTACTACCTGTATGGTTTATATCTCCTGTTATAACTACAATACCGTGGGGGTAAAATATATTTCCAACAATAGAAGAAGATGCTTGTAAAATTATATTTCCTTCACCATCATCATAAATAGTTCCACTAACTGAAGTGGCTATAAATGAGTTAGGTTGAATGTAATTTCCGAATAATCTTGAAGGTATAGATAACACCCCGATTGTATCAATGTAAGTACTACCTGAGCCTGTAGGAAAAAATTTAGCAAATGTTAAATCAGTTTGAGGATAATTATAATATAAACCAGGAGATGGTGTGGTGCCTACTAATACATTTCCTGATGGATTAGACCCAGGATATATACTAGCTGAGTTTAAAGTATCTCCGTAACTAGAACTTAAATAGTTTGAATAATACAGTTGTCTAACTGAGTTGTATATTAGTTCTTGGTCTTGGGTTGATATATAGCCAGTAGTTGGATTTGATCCAGAAATAAATGGGTCTGATTGTAAATTTCTACCTAAAAATCTATCTATACCTACAGCAGAACTAGTTAGAGCCGAACCACTAAAGGTAAACGCTTTGTTTACCTCAAATGGTGTTACTACTACATCAGATGTTAAAAATTGTTTATATACAAGCATTTGTTTATTTCATATAAATATTAAGCTTTTGGAGAATTATGTCGGGGTTATTATATATTTCACTTTCCCACATTCTTATTAAGATAAACTCATTAGACTCAGCAAAAGACTTTTTAAAATCATCGTTTTTCTTAACTTCATCTAACTTATAAAAATGTTTATCTAAACTAGGACCACCATGCCAGTAATCCCCATCAACCTCTAATAAAATATTTGTGTTTTTTATTTTAAAGTCATATGATTTACATATACCACCTTTACTTAAGAAAAATTGGAATGTGTAAGGTATATTGTTTTTATCAAGTATGTAAGAGACAAACTTTTCTAGTTTGTTCATTTTACGTTTTTTAAATATTTTTTCGATAGTTTCAGGTGTATGGGGGTGTGATTTAGTCCATGGTTCATTTCCATTAGCATAATATTCTTTTCTTTTCTGTGATTGAATATTTTTAGTTTTTTCTGAGTGTTTGTGGCCTAGGTAGGGTTTTGTTTTTTTAATTGTTTCTGATTGGATTTTTTTGGTTTCTTCAGAATGTTTATGATTAAAAAAACCACTTGGTTTCCCCATCATTGATTTGCTCAATTTGGTTCTGTGTTCTTCAGACATAAATCCCTCAGGCTTTGGTTTACCTTTATGTCCATGTTCTAGTTTATGTCTGCATTCTTTAGAACAGGTTTTATATTTGTAAACTATATTTTCATTGCAAACGGTACATGGTTGGTGTAAAGGCAAAGTAGACCAATATTTTTTAATGTATTGGTCTACTGTTATATTTTTGTGTTGTGATGTTATGTGTCTTTTAATTCTTCCAAAAGACATTTCTTGATTACATACTTGACATTTTATTAAATCGCAATTTCCTTTCATAATTTTTACTAAATATTCTCTAATAAATATTAGACTATCTAGCAAAAACACCTATGATCGTCAAAAATCTAATTTTATGCGCACAAGTGCTTCCTTCGTAAAGTTCTTAAGCAATGGTCTTGATAATTTAGCTACTGCTAATAATTCATTTGTATCGTTATATAATCCTACAGTTGTTACATATGTTTGAGGACTATTAATAAAATAGTTGTATAGTACATCTCCTGTTGAACCAGAAACATATGATGGGTTTTCTGAATAGTTAAATTCAGCATTTTTGGCTCTTACAAATATATAATCAGATGTTATTGTTTCTTGACTATTTAACATAAAATTGCCAGAACTGCTTATAGCTTGATATAAACTTCTATTAGGTGAAGTGTTAGGTGTTACAGATCCTGATGATGAGCCGCTATATTTAAACCCAATACCTCCACTAACAGCAAAGTCAGCTAACGCTAATGGGTTTAATAATATAGTCCCAATATCAGGTAAGAACCAACCGTATGAACCTGAATGGGCAGAGTAACCATCAGCTGTATTTCTTGAAGTAATAGTGGCTATAGTTCCTTGAGAACCAGTAATAAGTTGGAATACTCTACCAGCTTCATTGTAAGATACAGCTGTAACGTAATTACTATTATCTGTTAAAGTAATGGAACCAGAAGAACCACTTAATGTTAAAGATAATGATCCTAAAAATAAAGATTCTTTATACCTTGTTCTATCTATAGATAAAGCATAAAATTCAGATGAAGTAATACTACCAAAAGCAAAATTAGTATTAGGATTACCTATTACTAAATCTTGCCATTGACCAAATATAGTAGCAGTTGGTGATTTACCATCTACAGCTGAGTTGTAATTTAGGCTACCACTACCATTTCCGTTTCCATAAGCTATAGCAAATTGTATAGCGGCATTAGCATCGGTGGAAGCTGTTTGATATATATTTAAATAATAATTACCTGAAGATCCTGCTTCTTGAGTTGAAGATGTATAAAAGGTAGATAAAGTTGGATTACCTCCTGACCATAATGTTGCTGATATAGCATCTGAACTTACTACAAAATCTGTAGGGTCGAGTCTTGTGAATGACATATTTTATATTTTTTAGCTTACTTTTGTTATTGTTACTGGGATTTGTATTCTTGCTCCGCTATCGTTTCCTATTACAGTTAGTGTAGTGTATAAGGCTGTATTTGAACCAAATAATGTGTTTATTGTTGTTGCTTTTAAATTTATTGTTGTACCTACAACTGTTTTAGATACGCTTGTGCCTAACGTTGTAGTTGAATTTAAAGCTGTTGCTTGTGGGGTATTTATACCAACACCTTCAAATGTAGACATAGTTCTAACATCAGCTATTGTGGCTGTATAACCACTGGTTTCATAAGTGTTTCCACCTAAATAATTTAAAGTTTGAGGTGTAATAGCTAATTGACCGCCTTGTTTTATCACAATAGATGTGTATCCTAAATTTAAGATAGGTATTTTAGCTGTACCACGAGGTAAAGTAATAAGTTTATATTTCATTGTTTGAGTTTCTTGAGGAAAAGCTTCAAGCAAAGGCATATTATCTAAAGCTTCACCATAATACGCAGAACCAGATGGGTGGTTTGGGTTATACAAAGTATAATCAATTTCGTCATCAGCTAAAGCAAATTGTGTGATACGAAAAGTACCATCATTTTGAGCTAACAACTGGCGTCCTTTTGTTGTTAAAATAGCGTCAACAGTAACTATCGTGTTATTTAAATATCCCATTTTTTAATGTATTTTTGTTATAAATATATAAAGTTTTTAATTTTTAATTAAGGGTTTGGATTATTACCATATTTTTTAGTAATATAATTTATATTTTGATTTATCGTATCAGTTGGATATTGGGTTGTTATATAACCTGTTCCTATATTGCTGAATTGATGCCAAGCATTTTGAGGAGATGGCATGTAAGCTGTTATAGAATTAGGAGATTCACTACCTGGTGTTAATAATAAACCTAAACCATATGTTATTGGAGTATATTCTGATCCTATCCATGATGGGTTAGGTAATCCACTAAATAAAGCAGAAGGAGCATTTTTTATAGAAATATTCCAAGCACCATGTATGGATGCTGTTGTAAATGATGGATTAAGTTCTATTTTTGATATTTCAAAAGGATATCCTATTTGATATACATTTGGTAATCCACTTAATGATGGTGGTAAACCAGGTATGCTTCCTGAGGCTGTTATAGAACCAGAGCCATTATATAAACTAACAAACCAAGGAGTACCTGATGCTATGCTATTACTCACATTTGCCATAGCTACATTTATATCTAGTCGTGATGATGTTTGTAGAGATCCACTAATTTCAGCACTTTGGTTTATATATACTGGGTATGAGTTTGATGCGGTGGCGTATAGTTGGATAACTGGTTGGTTTATAGAACCAGATCCAGTATAGTAAAATCTTCCCACATGGTCTGAAGTACTACCATTATTATTACCGTTAAAATTAGAAGGAATCCAATAAACTGCGCTACCTAAACTAATACCCGGGTAAAGAGAAGTAGCTTGAGCTGTAGTATTTGATGTTGGGTTATATTGCCTAATTAAAAATTCAGTTTCAAAAGGAATATTTTTATTTAAAATATCAGAATATAATATGTTATCTATAGGTATAGTAGTGATATCATCTTTATTAGATCCTACTAAAAGAATATTATTTAAACTAAATCCTCCACCGTTTGAGTTTTCAGGATAACCTCCTCCTCCCCAGTTTGTTTCATATATACAACTATCTAATTGTTCAATAACAACACTACCATTAAGGCCTGGAGATGTTGTGTCTCCTGACCATGATCCTGAAAATCCAAAATCTGAAGCTGTTATAAATGAGCTAGCACTTGTATAAATGTTATATGCTATGGCGTTTTGTTCTTTGCCTACATATCTTCCTCTTATATGAGAGTCATAAGTATAATTCCAAGGTTGCACTTGGGCTCTTTGAGCTGTACCGTTTAATATTGCATTTTTATTTTCAGCTACAATAGAACCATTAGTGTAATCTACAACCATGTAAAATCCATTAACTTGATTTGTAATAATATTATTTTGTAAAACATTACAATCACTATCATTAAAAGTTTCACCAACAAATGGTTCTAATACAGTTATATCATTATTTGATGATTGAGGAGTAACAGATTGAGTTACTTTAAATTGTAAATTCGCTGATGTGATGCCATAATCTCCAGGGTCTATTTCAAAATAAAAACTAGTATTTTCAATTGGAATAAAACTTCCTGTAATAGTAACATTATAAGTTCCTGGTGATGGAGGGAGAGTAATACTACTTACGATAGGTGAAAGAGGATTAGCTGTACTATATAATATAAATTTAGTAGGATCAGTGATGTATCCATTATAAGTAATAGTAGCTGATCCTGTTATTTGTATAATAATATTAGGAGTATTATGGAGGGTATAATATCCACTAGAAGCTGTAAGATAATTTAATATGTTTGTATTAATATCATAAGTAGTAAATCGTCCACTTATACTACCATTTAATGTTGTTGAACTAGCAGATACTTTATAATTTAATATTTCTTGATCAACAGATGATGTTATATCTGTAGGATTAATAGTATATAAATAATATGATGGGTATTCAGTAATTGAAACAATAGGATAACTCACCACAGGTGGTGTATCAGAAAATAACATTCTAACTTTATCTAAATTCTGGAGATAGATAGTATTATCATTATTGTTAGCATCGGTTTTTGCTATTTTTATATATTTAACGCCTCTAGTGTATACTGGTGTTGTAGCCATTTTATAATTTTAATAAGTTGGGTATGGGGCTGGTATTGAACCATAGTAGCTTCCTGAATTCCAGTATAAATATATTTCTCCTGGGTGTGGTATTGTGTTGGTATTTAAAAATATATCAAGGGCATTACTTGACCCGGACATTTGGGTTGATTTATAAAATACAGGTTTATAATAAGTTGGCGTGTCATTGGCATGTAAGTAAGGTAAACAATCAGGATCAGTTAAATTTCCGTTTTCAACTACATACGCTGAGCCGCTTAGCTCTCCATTAAAAAATTCAGTTTGTGAATCATGAATAAAAGAAACATCCCCTAATAAGCTTGGAGTTGAACCAGTCCAGCTTTGAGTTATGTTTACAAATAAATTAGTTGAAGATGTACTTGTAAACTCAGGCATTACACCTCCTGAACTACCAGTTATGTGTTCTAATGGGAATGATTGGTCCCAATCAGACGATGTATATATTTTTTGATCATTTAATAAGCCAGGGATACTACCAATAGATGCTGTGATTGTTATGTCTTGAAAAGCAATGGGTTGATCCCAAGTACTTCCATTACCATAAAATGAAGTTGTAGTATAAGTATCTAATTGAGGAACAGGATATTTATTTCTTTCAAGCAAATGTTGTTTTACAACAACACCCGCCGCTAAATCGGTGTGAGCTGGAGTCCAGTCTTGAAGCATTTTAAATAAAGAATTATCAAAATATTTGATAAGTCTTACATAATCCCATATGTTATAATTACCTGTATATTTTTGGAAATAAGTATCTCTTAAAACATTTAAGTCAGGATAAAAAGTATTAGATGAAGATACTTGTCTTGGGTCTCCTATATATTCACCCATATTGAAGTATCCTAATGAATTATTTATATCTTCGTTTATTTCATTTTGAGGTGAAAACGCTACTTCAGTGTAATTTATATTATTAGTATAACTACCACTTACTCCATAATTTTGCTGTATTGATTTAAAAGGAGATAATACTTGAGAATTAGGTATGTTTGCTTGACTACTAGTTAAGGGTAATGATATATTTTGTGATTTTATTTTATCAGATATAGCATTTTGTATCCCTGCTGGTACTTGATTATAATAATTAAGTTCTGAGTTGGATGTAAATAAAGCGTTTGTAAATGATGCTGTGTAGGGAGTTACTATAAAAGATTGAGTTACAGGTATTGATCCTGTAATGCTTGGATGTATTGAGTTTGATCCTGTATATAATTCACCCCCCAATGATAATCTAAAAAATAAACTATTTTTAGAAGATTGTGAGCCGTTTATTTGATTTCCTTCTATAGAATTAGGATTCATTACGTAAGAGTTAAAATTACTCTCACTTAAAGGAACATTATAATATCTTATTTCTTGATATGAACCGCTAAATGCTGTGTAAGTTTTAGCACCTATTACACTGCCTGTACCAAATATTAATTGACTACCTGTATTCCAGAATGTAGATCCTGTAAAACTAGAAGAAGCTTGGAATCCTATAATATTACCATCATATCCTTCATATTGTTTATTTTTAGCATATAAAGTATAAGTTGTAGTTGATCCTGAGTTGGCGTTAATTAATACTGACCACCACCCGCCGTTATAAAATGGTAAATAAACACTAGCTGATAAAGATCCAGTTATGAATTTTAAAGTAGCATATTGATAATATGGATCTATAGTTGAACCAGAATATGAACCACTAGTATACCCTGATCCGGTGTATTCTAATACTATATTAAAACGACCATTATTATGTTTTACTAGAGATTGACTATAAGGTATAGATGATGTTGGTAATCCTAAAGTTTGAAATCTAAATTCTAAAGCTTGAGGAAATATAGTTCCAAATGAAGTAGCAGAAGCTGTAAATGGTATATTTATATTTCCTGACCCAGTTGTTGTGAAAGCATAATCATATTCGTTCTGCCAATAATCCCAAGTGTTTTGGTTTTTATCTTTACCCCCAAATTCATTTATCCTTAAAATAGTATCAGGGATACCATATAAAGTAATTAATGCTCTTAAACCTTCAACTGTACCTTTCTTTTTTAAAGCATAAGGTAAATTATGATAAATACGTTTATAAGTTTCAGCATTGATATCATAAGTAGGTATTAACGAACCTGTAACTGATGCTGTTATATAAGTGTTAATATATTCAAATCCAGATGGAGTAGGTAAAGAACTTGTTGTATAAGGTAAATTAAATAAACTACCAGATGGAGTAACACCTAATAACGCTGAATATAAGTCGTTTGTAGAAAAGTTATTTTGGTATATTTTAACACCTAAATCACGAAGTACATCTGCTATTAA